ACTCGATGATTTGGTCCCGTTTGCCCGAGGGAAAGTCGCTGTCGATGTCGGGCATGGCGTACCGGCCGTGTTCGGGGGAGTGCCTCCCTCTATTAAAAAATCTAACAAACGATAGTTCATATAGTACGGGGTCCGTATCTGTAATGTCGGCCAGGTAGCTGACGAGGCAGCCGGCGGCCGACCCCCGCCCCGGGTCTTTCGGACACCCGAGCACCTCCTGGGCGTACTTGTTGTAATCGCGGACAATCAGGAAATAGGGGGCAAGCCCGACCTCGGTCAACGTCGCTAGTTCTTCCCGGATGCGGGCCGAGTATTCTGCCCGACTCCCCTGTCCCCTCGCGAGCAGCGGTTCGACCTTCCGGTTCCAGCCGTCCCGGCAAATCTCCCGCAGGTACTGGTCTGGTGACTTCCCTGCCGGACATTCGAACCGCGGAAGTTGAGGCGGCTTCAAGATGTCGTACGGCTCGCACATCTCGGCGATTCGGAGCGTGTTTGCCAACTCCTCGGCTGTCTGACCTGCTTCAGCCATCTCCTCGTAAGACGGAATGTGATAGCGGTTCGAGCGGAAGAAGCCGCCCAGACCGATATCTTCGCCGGCCGCCAGCTTGCGTTCGGCCTCGGCCAGCGTCGTGTCGATAGCCGAGCACAAAAGGACTCGCTGGTCCTTGGCATCTTCCTTGGTGGGATAGTGAGCGTCCGGAGTGGCCACACAGGGGATGCCGGTTCGGCGGCTGATGTCCCGGAGGATGCTCGCGACGATGCCGGCGGCCGGGCAGTTCTGGTGGTCAATCAGCTGAATTTCGAGGAAAAAGTTGTCGGGGCCGAACAGTTCCCGATAGAGCCCGGCCAAGTCCGTCACGTCCTTCTTGAGCGACCGCTGGTCCTTGACGAAACCGCGAGCCTCCTCGTAAGTCCGGGCCCCATACGCGGCCTTGGGGTCTGCAAAGCAGATGTTGGCCAAGTCCGAGCCGGGGTGGCCACTGAAGGTGACCCAGTTCCCCTTCGCGAACGCCGCCAGTTCGGTGAGGCTCAGACGCGGCTTGTAATAATAATGCTCGGGCCGGTTGGACGCGGTCGACGCCTGGACCAGATTCCGCCAGCCGTCCTTGTTCTTGGCCAGGACACACAGGTGCGAAAGCGAGCGGTTCTCGTTGTCCCGCTGGGTTGCGCTCTGTTTGCACAAATAGAACTCTTCGCCCAGGATGGCTTTGAGCGGGGCCTTCTCGTAGCCGGGGCATTCGACTCCCTTGAGTACGCACGGGCCCTTGCCGCCGTCTGCGTGTCGGTCGGGCTGGTTTCCGCAGTGCTTGCAAGCAGCCGACATTGCCTTTTGAAAGGCCGGAACCCCTGAAACATTCCCGTGGTCAGTGATTGCACAAGCCGGAGCACCAATATGCCGGGTTCGAGCGGCCACCTGGTGGGGCTTGGAAAGTCCGTCGAGCAAGGAGAGCATTGTATGACAATGCAGTGGGACATATGTCATATTATTATCCTTTTCGTTGTCGACCGCGAATAATATTGGAAATCTGCGATTTGCTTACCCCAGTGATGGCAGAAATTTGGCCGTAGCTCTTGCCACTGTCTCTTAACTCTCTCACCTCATCGATTACCTGCTGGCCGTACTTCCAGCGGTGATTCCCGTTTTCTGCGAATTTTCGTGGAGAGTAATTGGGGTCCTTCCATGTTTTATTCGTCACAATATTTCCAATGGCTGACGTCGTAACACCGAATTTATCGGCCAAGGAACCTTTGGACCACTTACCGGTGTCCCAGAGTTCTCGGATTTCCGCAACTAGCAATTCGGTCAGTTTGGCATTGCAGTTGCCTTCTCCGCTCCTGGCGTTTCCGGCAGCCACCATATCTTGACTGTTGTCTTTGTAGGTGCCCAGAACCAAATGTGCTGGGTTTACACAGATAGGATTGTTGCATAAGTGGCGAACAACGACGGAATTCGGAATATCTTCAAGGCCGAAGTTGTGAGCCAAAAGAAACGAAAGCTTGTGGCAATTAATAGTATTGTCAATTTGTTTAAGATAAAAACCACCATAGCCTTCTAAGTTTTTCTTTCCCGCTGTCCAATGCCAACAGTCGCCATTTGGGCCAAGTCCAGGCGACTTGTTGACCTTGGACCAAAAGCGTTCAATCTGCTCGGGCTCAAGAAATGCCGACACCGCCTGTTCTCCGCTTGTCACGAGTCTTTATACAGTTCATATTATAGTGTCCGGCAGGGAAGGTCAAGAGATGTCCCATGTCCCTCTCCTGCCGGAAGTGAACTTCGTTCACCTGTTGTCGCCCGACCCCCCAATCACCCCGCGAGCCTTCCGCGAGGCCAGCTTGTCGAGTAACTCCTGACAGACCTTCTCGAGAGTCGAACCTACGTCGTGGATGACCGAAGGCCCGTACCAGCACACATCGCCGACTTCCTTCAAGATTCCGACCTTGGCATCCTCGGAAATCTGGGAAACCAGTCCGGCCAAAGCGTCCAGGAACCCCCGTGGGAGCTTGTCCGTGCGGTCCCGCAGTCGCTTCTTGAGGTGTTCGCACTGGCGGCCGGCGTTCATAGCCTCGGTTAATGACCGGTAGAGCTCCTTCAACAGGCAGGAAATATCTGACCAGTCGGTCGGAGGTCCGGCAGGGAAGAGGGCAGCCCGGACTTTTTCAGCGACCTCACCGGCTTCCCCCGCCAGGCCCAGCACGGGGTAAACCACCGAAGCTTCGCTGGGGTAAGCCGCCGTCTCGCGAACCTTGGCCTGAAAAGTATCGAGGTCCATTTACTATTCCTTATGAGAGTCAGAAACCAGGGCCAGATTGAGCGGTAAGCCGCCGTTGTTCAACAAAAACTGTTCGGACACTTCGCGAACTTCGAGCGGAATCCCGGCGAGGGCTGCCAGGTCTTGAGCCGTAATAAAGGGGCCTTCGACTTTCAGGACGCCGTCTTGGTAAAGACCGGACCATCCGCCGTCGATTTCAACTAGGGTCAGGCTCATACCGTCTCCCGATTAGATTGGCCGCCGCCGCTGCCGTAATTCTTATAAGCGTTAAATCGTCCGTGTTTTACCATTGCCCGTTCCAGACCCAGCTTCACGACATCTTTGTGGACCACATTGCAAATGCTGTCGCTCGACTCCTTATATTTATTGCGACCGAAGTAGCAGAAACTGCCACACTTCCACCGCTTCGCCGGGTCGTCCATGATTCGTGCCGGCTTGTTGTCGTGGCGAATTAGCTCGAACCGCTTTCGGAGCATGTCGAGCGCCCGCGGCACGTCGACTTCCCGGTTAAATGGGATAGTAAACGGCATTCGAACCTGGGCGAAAAAGATGGTCACCAGCGTGGTCCGGTATTGGGGGTAAAGCCGGCTGAGGGCATAAAAATAAAGAAGAAGTTGGGGGTCCTCGTATAGGTCCTTGTACTCTTTTGGCTTGTCCTTAGCCCAATCCCAGAGCCGGCCCGACTTCCAGTCTAGATACTCGAGAACACCCTGGTTCACTTCCGTAATCAGGTCAATACTACCTTTGACGGCCAGTTGGCCCACCAGTTTTTTACCCGTGAACGGGTCGGTGTATTCGTACCGAGCCCAGGGCTCATCGACCGTTAGGTCGAAATATTGCTCCGGACAAACAATGTGTCGGTTTAGCGGATTAAAACACCCATCGTTGAACTCGACCACGTCCCGGGTCCACCGCAAGCAGTCGTCGTAATCTGCCCGTGGCCAATTGTGCCCACTTTCGTTGAAGTGCGTGTAATGCCGCCAGGCTGCTTCGACCGCAGCCTCGACACTGATATCTTCGGCCCAGAACTGGCGGCCGAGCTCGTCCTCTCGGAATCCAGCCAATCCCCCCTGTTCGCACACCTTGCGGTGGGCCAGGAGTTCGAGAGCCTTGTGAACAATTGAGCCCTTCTCAGTCTTAAAATTCGGCTTCTGTTGGATACCTAAAGTATAGTTAAGATAGAACTGGAAGGGGCAAAGGGAGTAAGTGCCATACGAGGAACTTCTCAGGTATGTGATAATCAATTGTGTACCCCAACCCCCAGTTGGGTGTCAACCACTACGGTCGGTTCCCTCGTCACACTCTCGAGTTCCGGCAGGGAAATGTCTATATACCAGATGGGGTCCGAGTCCTTCACGTCGTGGTCGGCCAAGTATTGCTTGAACTCACCCCAAGTCATCGCGAACTCCCTCCGTCGTCCGAAAATGGAACAAACCGGTCGGTCGGGTCGAGCGTGTAGGCCACGCCCAGGTAATTCACGACCGTGCGACCGTCGAGCGTATCGACACACTGTTCAACCCAGTCCCGGGCCTCCTGCAATTCCTTCTCGGCCAGTTCCAAGACTCGTTTACGAGTCGCGTAATCCTTAAGGGCCTCACGAAGCCCGACGGGCAAATTGTTGATGTGGTTCATGGGTCCGCTCCGCTCACCTGTGAAGAAAATCCCGACTCGAAAGAAATCCGCCAAACTTCGCCATATTTTCCAGCCGCTTCTTGAACTCACACAGACCCCAATTATTCTGAATCACCACGTCGCACTCACGCTCGGTGAATGTCACCGTGGGGTCTGGTGGGACTCGGTCGTTTTGAACCCACACAATGAGGTCGAATAGCCCTTCGGCCCGAGCCGCGGCGACCTCCGCAATATCCCGCACCCCGCCCGTCAATGGCCCAACCGCCAACGCCTCGCGAATCAGCTTTGTGGGGTCGTCTTGGCGGATTTCATCGCCAATTCGTTTCCATATCTCGCGGTTCTGGTGGCGTTCGGCGTACGCGAGTTCCTTTGGAACTCCAAGGGCTTCGGCTACGTACTTGGCCAAGTACAGGCTGGTCGTTCCGGCATTCTTGAGCCCGGTAATGAGGGCCAAGTGCTCGAGGGCCGTATCTTTGCCTGCCCTGCCATGTCCGACAACGAGTAGTCGTTTTGTCGACACTAAAACTACTCCGTGGATAGGTCACTAAGAAATCAGGGGAATTAGCTCGGCCCGAATCTGTTCGGCAGTCATATCCCCGGGGTCCTTACCCGGCAGTTCAACTGCCCGAACCCGGAACGACCGACGCAGTTCCTTGATAAGGTTCGCCCGTCCGGCCGCCCCCGCGGGGTCCGAGTCCAGGAGGGGGATGACCGTGTGGGCCCCGGAGCCTTCCAGCAAAACCTGCTGGGGGTCGCTGAGATTCACCCCGAAGAGGGCGACCGAGTTTCGCACCCCGGCCATCTCGAGCTTGAGCACATCGAGCGGGCCCTCGACCAGGACCACCCGCCCCAGGGTCCGAATCGGCTCGCGAGCCGCCCACCAGTTATACAGCGTGTGCTCGACGGGGAATCCGCGGCTATGTCTCCACTTGGTGCTTCTCGCTTCGCTCGTCGCACCGGACGGACAACCCTCTTCGGGATTGTGCCAGAGGCGACAGCGTGCGCAGCACTCCCACACACTGCGTCCAGTCCCCCCGACCACCCGCCGGCCTTCCCGGTCAAAAATGGGGACCACCGCCCTCTGATACATCTCGGCACCAGGGTCCGTCGCGCGGGATTCGCCCACCAGATACCGCTCGAGAACCTCGCGGGAACACCCCCGCTTCAAAAAATATTGGGAGGGAATCGACAGCCGGTCCCGGGCGACCTTGGGGTCCCAGCCCTCACTTCGCGTCTCTACCGCCCGCCCCAGGACCGCCATGTCCGCCACGAACCGCCGCTTCTCGGCCGCCACCAGGTCTGCCTTGAGACTGTCCCAGCTCTGGCCGACGAACCCGCACAGGTACTGGATGACTTCCGTCATCGGGACAAGCTTGCGGCTCCCCGGTTCCCACCCCAGGTCCCGCCGGGACAGAATCCCGCGGACCAAGCCCGGGATGTCCCCGACGAACGTCTTGTGGCACTCGCGGGTCCGGCAATACCAAACGCCCCGCGTCGTGTGCCCGTCCGGGTAAAAATTCCAGCCGTTTGCCCGGTCGCCGTCATGAACAGGGCAGGGACCCAGGTACAACTTGCCAGTTCGCCGACACCGCACGTCCAGTTGCGTCAGTAGCTCATCGGTCTTGTAGGACGCGAGTTCTCCCAAGAGACTCAGTCTCGCATGGTCGACATCCGAGAAGCGGTGATGGCTAGAACGCGACATCCGCACCCCCATCGACCGAGAACGGTTTGGTCGGGTCGCTCGCCCGCAGCTGGTTGACCGTGGGGCCCTCGGTAATCAGGCAGCAGTCCCGCTGGAAGTCCACGTAAATAAAATCATCTCCGTCGAGTCCGGGCCCATGACGACATTCCGAGACCTTGAACTTGCGGTTGAACTTTTTTTTGCGGCCCGTTTGGTCGGCCATTTCTTCGTCGGTCAACGGCTTGAAAATCGTGAAGTTGCTGCACAGCCAAATGATGCGGTCCGAGCCGGAAGCGGCCGTCGAGTTTTCGGCCTCAATGCCGTCCCGGTTGAGCTGGACAAACAGGACAATGGGCACCCCATACTTGACCGCGAAGTTGTGCAGGCCGGTCATGATGAAGCCCAGTAATTGGAACTCCTGGAGGTGCTTCGAGAGCCCCGAGGCCTCCATCAGCTTCAGATAATCAAAAATAATCAGGCAGGGCTTGGCCTTGCCGTCCGACCCGAGCCCAACCCGGCGGACCAGCCACCGCCGCATAATCGCCACGGTCTCCTCGAACGGCTGCCCGGCGATGCTCAGTGGCTCGTACGGCATCGGGCGGATAACGTCGGCCGCTGCCGCCACCTTCTGTCGTCCCTCCTCCGTGCTCGCGAACTTGCCCGTCTCGATGGTCTTCATGGGGACCCCGGACAGGGCGGCCAGCATCTTGACCTTGTGGTCCTTGTCGGTCATCTCCGTATCGAGGTAGAGGACAGGCAAATTCAACTGCGAGGCAACAAACCTTCCAATATTCAAACCCAGGGAAGTTTTCCCGGTTTTTGGACGAGCTCCGAACACGTTCAGTGTGCCCGGCCTGGCTCCGCCCCCGACTGCCCGTTCCCAGTTCGGCAGGCCCAGAGGCAGCCCCATCTGGTCAACTGGATGCTGCTCCAGGTGGGCCAGGAACAGGTCAATGTCGGCCCCGATGGGTTTCGGGCCGTCCTGCTGGTCCTTGGCGAGACCGTTAACGAATTCGAAGACGGGGGCCTCGAGCAGGTTCAGGATGGCCGCGACCGACTCGTCCCCGGTGACCTTCAGCAGCCCGTCCTTGATTTGGTCGCCGATTTCGAGCCCGGCCCGAGCGACTTCCAGCTTGCGGACCTTCGCCGCGAGCTTGCGAGCATTGTTTTTTTCGACCGGCGTATTCAGAACCGCCCGCAGATGCTTGAGTTCTTCCGCGTCCTCAAACACCGTTTCAAGTCCGATGGCCCGAGCTGCGGATAAAATCGACGGGACATCCGGCACGCATTCGGGGTCCTGGCCGAACAGGTGTCGCAGGCACTTGAAGATGGTCCTATTGCTATCAACCGTGAACGAGCGGTCGGTAACCAAATCGTCCACGTCAATAAAGACATCTGCTCCGTACCGGAAGCAGGCCCCCAAAATTGCCCGCTCAGACCAGACGTCGCAAAGCTCATCAGGCATTTACTGTTCTCCAGAACAGTCAGGAACGAAAGCACCGCGGACACACGTTGTCCATCCGCTCGTCGTCGCCCGCCACCCGTCGGTCCACGTCCCAGGGCTCGGCCTCGTACGTGCGTTCGCATCTATCACATTTAACCTTCACCCTGCGGACATCCACCTCGCCCCGGTCGCCGCGAGAGGTTGGCTCCTTCCCTTCCCAGAACTGGCGGTCCTCTTCCAGCTCCTTGACCGCATCCTTTTTGTTGGGTCTGAACGTGTTCTTTTTGACGCCAGTCTGGACCTTTCCGGAGGTCATAAACTTGCGGCCGTCGGGAGCCGTGGGGTTTGGTTGCACACGGAACTGGTCGGCGATATCCGGCTTGTTCGACTTTGTCGAACTGGGAATATCAAGCAGGACGGCCCCGGTCGTATCGAGGTCAGGTAGGTCGATAGCCTTCTGGGGCTTCTGGGGCTTCGCCCCAGCCTCGCGGCTTTTTTTGGGTGCCGACCTCTTCGGTTTGGCCGCCGCCTTTTTCTTGGGAGGTGAAGTTCCCGCGAGCTTTGCGAGCTCTTCTGTCGCCTCCAGGGCATCACCCATTCGACCCGCTTCGATACTATGGCGGATTTTCTCTTTCAGTTCCGCCACGGTCGGTTTCTTACTGGCCATGTCGTTCCCCTCTCCTCGAATAAGCAAGCCGCTCGTATGACTGGGCTACCCGGTCCACGCGAGCGGCAAAGAACGCGAGCCGCTTGGCCTTCACCGAGGCCCCAACCCGTTGAAGGTCAGTCGCCCGAGCTTCGACGCTCTGGTTCAGTGCCAGAACCCGCCGTTCGTGCGGGGTGTAAGCCGGCTGGTTCGCAAGCGAACATCGTAACAACGAGACTACCCGTTCATCGAGCAGGACTGCGTCAGCTTCCTCCCTCTGGGCCAATCTCGAAAGGTACGTCGCGTACATACTCAAGGTCACCGCGGCGTCGGCCAGCTCTTCTCCGGACAGCCTGCGGCGGTCGTCCGGGGTCAGCTCTAGTAGTCGAACGGCCTCGTCCTTGATGAGGGGGACCTGAAGGGTGGGTAAACCCACGTCAAGTTCCCACTGGTCCAGCCTCTGGTGCTGGAGAGCCAGCCAGCCAGGCGTTGCGGAGTTGTCCGGCCCATCCCTCTCGCCTATCGTCATGTAAATGCACCAGAACAATGCCGTTGAGTTCGCAAAACTGAACCTTGAGCCGGTCGCGGTGGACCTGCTCGCGGAACTTGGCTTGCGAGCCGTGAAAGTGGGGGGTGAACTGCCGGTGCTGAACGCCCTGGACCTCGACGGCCAGCTTCCGGGTCGGCAGCAAAAAATCCAGATACAGCGGTCGCTGGCACCCCGGCAATGATACCTCTTCGTGCGGGGGGTCGAAGGGGTAGAGCTCGACCAACAAGCGGCGGGCTTCCAGATGCCCCGAGGAACGCACGCGAGTGTCCGCTACTACCACCTTCCGGGCCAAGTCCAATTTGTAAGTGCGAAAGTCCAGACCGGTCACCTGCATGTGTGGGACACCTTTCGGCAGTTGGCTCCGCCGACGGGAGCGAAGCTTCCATAGTCACCTTTGGCGACCGGAACGCAGTTCCGGCAGGAGAGGGAGGTGTGCCCTCACCCGCAGATTTCCATGTGCTTTCCGATGGCGAGCAGGTCGGCTCGCGACCCCCCGAGCGACACGAGGATTTTGCCGAGTACCTGGCGGGGGACCTGGTAGATATTCACAACGACCAGAACATCGGGCTTGAGGTCCGCCACTCGACCGAGGGACATAGCCACGACCTCCGTATTCCAGACCTTGAGCGAGGTGCGGTCGAACTCGACTGTGACCTGCTCTTTGCAGCCGAAAAGTTCGGTCGACAGTTGCCGAAGAACCTTCTTGGCTTGGGCGTAAGTCGGGGCGGTGACGACAACCGACTCATGCGGCCCTTCTTGAGCCGTGAGGGTTCGAACCAGATTGACGACATCTTCCACGCCGAATGTCGCCAGCAGCATGATGTTTCCCTGCCGGAAAAAAGGATTAGCCACCTTAGGCCCCAGACGAAGCCGCCGGCCGGATAAATGGTCCTACCGCTTCATAAAGTGCTGCAATCCATGCAGGATGGTCCTTTAACAATTGCAAGGCCTTTTCTTTGCCCTGCACTTTCACTACCTCCTTATCCGCGTAGTCAGTTCCCTTGCGGAGCTCGGGTTTCTTCTCCAAAAAATCGAACGTGTACCAACCGGTCCCGCTGATGATGCCGAAGGCGTTGGCAAGCAAGAAGAGTTCATAAACCTTGTCGACGCCGACCCCGTACCGTATCCATGACTCGACCTTGCCTCTATTGCCGATGCTGGAGTTCTTTATCTCCCAAGTCACCTGGAGGCCAACTTCTTCTGCGTCTTCTGCGTCAGATGTCTTCCAGGGCCGACTAGATTTGAGACAGAGCCAGAGGTCGGTCTGATGCTTAAATCTCGATGGGACTTTTTCGAGCACCCATGCGCCTTTTCCTGATGTATTGCTATACATTTGAACGATGCCTACCACGATGTTCCCGTTAACGCGACACACCGGCCCGTAAATGTCGCAGAAGCGGCACACGTACTTGTTGCCCGCCCCCCGGTCCTGGGCGTCCAGGTTCTCGTTCATCATGTCCGGATTGACAAGGGCACTCACGCTGTCAATCAGGAGAACGCCACCTGGGCAACTCTTGAGAAACCGCCCGCCGATGTCTAAGAAATCTACGCTACTTAGCAATCTGCCCTTTTTAGACTCGATGAAATAAAGATGCGGCTCGGTGTACTTGAGTCCCTCAATCCCCATAAGGTCCCGCTGACTAAGGCGGTGTTCAACGCTCAGAATCATGACCGGTCGAGACCCGTTTTCGGGCTTTTGGCACTCGGCCAGGAAACTCAGGGCCGTAACACCCTTGCCGGTCTTCGGCGGCCCGGAAATGGTCACGAAAGAGCCATCCGGACATCCTTTTACCTTCGTGTCAATTCCCGGACTAAAAGGAATAATGTTCGGCGGGTTTTCAAGCAGGAACTGGCCCGGTCGGATAATGCCGGCTCCGTACTCCTTGTCGACCTCAGCGATAAGGCGAGCAATCTCGGACGACACACTGCTATCAGGCTGAGACTGGGTTTTCTTGGCCATTTTCTTGTCTCCGAGGGTTTGCGTCCGCTACTTTTCGACACCACTCAATAAACTCGTCTTGACCGTAGTCGAGTTTCATCATGTTGATGTCTTTATGGACCCATTGGACATTGCCTATGTAATAACCATATTCTGAGTTAATTCGGTCAAGAGATGCGGTTATATTGTCATACCGGTATGAGCCAAATGAAATAGGTTGCTTGGTCAGGGCACAAAGCCCTCCTTGTGACTCGTAAAGTTCCCATAATTCTTGAATTGTGACCCGGAACTCCAACCCGCGAGTTTCCGCACCTTTCTGTATGAAAAAGAAGGTAGTCCGCGATATTTTTCCATATCCTCGCCAATTGACGTTTTCTTCTTGTTGCTTTCCCAGATTACAAGGTCGACAGTAGGTGGATTTGCCTCTTCGAAGCTGCGAACCCATCACCGACCACTTTTTGCCACATTCATGACACAAGCAGATGAACTTGAACCCCTTATATTTTATGCTTCGGGGTCTTGAGTCGAACTTTATCACCTCCCACTTGCCAAACCGTTCTCCCTCCCGAAGCATGTACTTTTGGGCTCGTTGTTCCTTTCTTGCGCAGCTTCTGCACTGGCTACTTCGCCCCTTGACAATGATATGTTTATAAACCGAAAAGGTTTTTCCACACGGAGTGCAAATACACAGGTATTTTATGCTTCCGCGGCTCCCTCTTACTGGGTCGACCTCAATAACTTTCCATTTGCCGTAAAGACCTCCTGGGACCAACGGCTTTCTCTCACCCTTCATCCAGCCGCTCCAAAATACTGCGATTCAACACAAAAGGTGGCCTGATACTTTTTAGGTTTTGAACCGGTGGTTCAGGAATCACTGGCTCGGCCGGTTGGTCCTGTCGTAGCCGCTCCGCGACATCCAATTTGTGTTGTTCGGCCTGAACGAGCGGGTCGAACCAGGGGGCCGCCAGCGATAGTACCTTTTTGCCCTCTTTCGACCTGAGAGCCGCCGAGATGGCCCGGGGCGAATAAAGTCGCAACAGGGCGAGTGCCGCCCTCAGTTGCTGTTTATAACAGCGTTCCCAAATCGTTTTGTATTGCGGGTGTGACCAGAACTTCGGGGGCAATTCTACGTTCTTCGAACGGGCTTGGCGAGCACACAAGAACTCTGCCAACCAGTGTTCTACTTTAACCTGACCTGCCCCGAACTGGCTTTCGTATCGTGCCTCATCTGACACCTGCCGCCTCCCGGATGTCATCGGGGATTTTGATGGCCTCGCAGTCTAGTAGAGCATTTAGTCGCCACGAAAAACTGACGAAGGCCATTTGCCACTTCTGAGGCTGAAGCCGCAGGCGAGGCCGTGTCGCAGACACATGTCCGTTCAGCACCCGCCACGGCGTCAGTTCTTCAATTTCCAGCAACAACATCTGGTTGTCGACATCTTTGACGACTCGCTTCGCTTCTTCGGTCCAGGCCAACCCGAACCGGCGGTCGACCGCGTCCTTGAAACCCTCTTCGACCCTCCGGTATTCGGGGCCCAGCTCCCGCTTCAGGGGAGACGTGATGTCTTGGCCCAAGAACTCGTGGGCATCGTGCAGCAAAAAATGAAGGGCGAACCCGGGCGGAGCCAAGAACGAGCCGACCGTGCTGTGCTGGGCCACGCTGTACGGGTCGCCGACCGTCATACCGTTAAAGCGGGGGATGCGGCTGAGCCCGTACGCGATGTCGAACGGCTCGATGTCCTCGGGCCGAGGGTCGCCCAACCAGAAGCGGCGGCCGGAGACGGTGGGTATCCAGTGACCCTGGCGGGTCTCGTCCCCTTTGTCGTCTTCGTACTCATCGAGTGCAGAGCGAAGGACTCGGTCGAGATGGGCGGCTTCCCCGCCGTCGAGCCCCCAGTCGTCGTCGGAGTCAACTGACCTCAGCAACTTCTGCCGAAGGCGAAACACTTCCAGGTATTCCTGGTCCGACTTGATATGCATTGGCGGCTCCGCCCGTTCCGGCAGGGAAGTCAATCAGGGTGTCACGGTGCGTACCTATATAATAGTGTCTTAAACAGGGTTGGTCAAGAGGGACTCCCCGACACCCTGCTCGTCACCCACATCTCGCTCTTCCTGCCGGAAAAGGACGAGTTCGGGCACGAAAAAGATAGACACCTTGACCTTGTTCACGGCGGGGTCCAGATAACCCACCGCGAACGTGCCCCGGGTGACCTGCTCGTGCATGTCCGACCAGACCCCGGGTCGGACCAGGTAGCCGGCGGCGTTGCGGGGCAGGGCCTCGACCGTGTTCGTGCGGAACCGGAGCCGGACCGTTCGGACGGTCAGACTCCGAGCCTCGCAATAGAGCTTGAGCCGACCCCAAGAATTCGGCAGCCGGTCGTCGTCCCCGATGGCCAGCGTCCCGTCTGACAGGTCGGCTTCCCACCGGGCGTGGGTAAGCCAGCGGGACCGGGTCCAGTCGTCTTCACCAATTACCATGGTTCGCTTCGCTCACCGCTCTCGCAGTTGTTTCGGTGCCGGATAGGTTTAAAAACCGGGGAATGCAGTTACCCGCGAGCAATTTGGTTCTTAAACCGCTCCATAAACACCTCGCCGGGCTTCTCCTCCGGCTTCGCCCCGAACGGGCTCGTGCCGGCTTTGATATCATCCTGGAGGCTCCTGCCTCCAGTCATGGCGACAATGTTTGCGCTCTTGTCGTTGGCCGACCCGACCTGGAACCCCTTCATTCCGGCCTCTCGCCGCTGTTGGGCCCGCAGTGAGTCCACGTCGATTTCCAGCTCCTTGAGTCGGTCCTGGACCTGTTTCACGGGTCGCTTCAGGGACTTGGCCAGGTCCTTCTCGGGGACCGTCGCATTGTTACGAAGGTAGAAGTCCTCGACTTCAGTCCACTTCTTCGCCCGCGTGGCGGGCTCAGATTTCGCTGCCTTTTTGGTGCGGGACGCACCCCCCTTTGGAGTAGTCATTAAGAGCCCAGCCTTTCCGCGTGCCGCAGGTGAACAGGATTGGAAGTGGTCAGAAACTGGACGTACGCCAGATACGAGTCTTCGGGAACCGACACGTACTCCCAGCGGAGCCGGCCGCTTGAGCGGTTCTGCCCGGTCAGCTCCGCGGGTGAATCCTCGAGCACGTTAAAAAACCGCTTGTCGCCCATCGTGCTGCGGCGGACAAAGTACGCGAACCCGCCGCGGTCCTGAAGCGGGGTGGCCTTCGCCACGCAGTGCAGCGAATCCGCTTCCGCCTTGGTCCGGTCGAACAACCAGTAAGTCGCCCCAGCCGGCTTTCCCTCGGGTGACTTTGCCACCCTCGGCTTGGCCGGAGGAGGTTCCTGCCTAAAACAATTAATGTCGATTTTTTCAGTATGCACGTTTCACGCAATGAAAAGTAATGATGGGTCCTTCCGAGTCCACATCCTCGGTACTATGCGAAATCGCAGTCAGCATGCGGCTGTCGTTCGGATTCGTTTCGCTGTCGACCCCGTATCCGCCTTGCTTGACCAGGCCGACAATCTCGACCGGGAAGGAGAGTTCCGGGGTTCCGTCTCGCTTCACGCAGCCGTATGGGCAAGTCGCCCTGGCACGCCAAGCGTGCCGCACATCAGGCCGGACGATTTTCAGGCAGCACAAAGGTTTATCACAATTGCTACACCGGAGAACTTGTTCTCCACCATCGCTAAGACCGACCTTCTTGGCCGGTTCGGTCACATGATTCCACTGTGTTTTAATCACTTTCTAATGGCCTCCAAGGTGAGCTGCGACGTCGTACAAAGTACGACCTATGCCGTTGAGCGAAGCTCAACTCACTTCTCCCCAGTCTCAATGTACTTTTGAACATCCTTGATTTTCGTCACGTCCAGCGGTTTCGACCCTTCCGGCCGCCACCACGGTGTTGGCGTAGCCTGCTGCTGGCGACCTTTTTCACCCAGCAATTCATCTCGCTTCTTTTGCCACTGTTCGTTGCCCATTGCCTTTTTGTTGGCCTCGGCCTGTTGGCCTACCGTCTTCGGAGTCTTGTCTTGAATGACCGGAACAATGGGCACCCCATAATCCCGCTCTAATTTCTTTTTCTTGCACTGGGGGCACTTGATGGGCCAGTTCGCATCGCTCATCGGAACCCACAATTCGGGGTCCGCGAACCCACACTTTTTACAAACAACCGGATACCAACTCATGATTACACCTTGAGAGCCGGCAAACAATCGATTAGTCGCACTACATACTGGAGTTCTGAGTGGGCGACCACCACGTTGAACGAGCCATCCTTATTGCAGCCAGCCCGGTTGCGATTCCACGGCCGCGGCACAAGCACACCCCTCCCTCCTCTGCCGGAAAACTTCTCGATGTTCAAATCCGAGTCGTCCACCAGAATCTTGTCGGGCGAGGCGAACATCTCCTTCGATTTGCCGGTAAAGACCCGGTCGACGTAATCCGGAAAATGCTTCTCGACCCACGCCAGTTTGCCGTCCACACACCCGCGAGACTTGGTCGGAGCAGTCAGGAATCCAATGCTGTCAGGCCCGACGAGCGACTCGGCCGCACGCAACAAACAGAGACCGTCCGGGTAAATACCCAAAGTAGACCAGAAATTGAATCCGAGAGGGTCCCAAAAAGCTGGGTCTGTATGTCCGCTGAAGCCAAGTTGGGTGCAAAAGTCGTACTGGACTTCCATAATAGGCAACGTGGCTTTGTGGTGTCGTAAAGCACCGGTGACAAGGTCGGCTAAGACACCGTCAAGGTCAAAAAAAATAATGGGTTTCATTCGCCCCTCAAAACCACGGAAGTCAGTCGAAACTTAACCTTACGGGGTCCTGAATCTTGAACAGTGATGGCGTCTGGATACTGTTCCTTTACAATGGAGCCCTTGTCGATAAATTCGATATCGTGGGCCTCCGTCTCGACATCTAGCGACAACACTCGCACGATTTCGGTCGGACTCATCTGGTTAATTTCATCGCATAGTTGCTGCGAGGCGTTAAACGCCATATATAAGAATTCTGACTTGCCCAGCCGAATAACTAGAGTGGTTTCAATTGGAAAATCCACATATCGAAAATACGACGAAGCCGTTTTGGAAACTGGCGGATACTTTAGGTCGTCCAGGCACAATTCCATATGTCTGATGTTATTCGAACAGTGGTGCGAGACATACTCGCCGTAAAGCGGGTGAACTACCTTCGGGGCCGCTCGAGACTTCCGAAAAGGAATTAGGAGCGTGGCAAGGGAGCCAAGGAAAGTTCGCCAGTGCATGGTTCCTACTCCTAAAAATAGTCGCAACTGTTGACCACATCAACCACCCTTTCGAGTTCCGCTTCCGATATGTCCGGAAAACACGGCACGATAAAATGTCGGTTTTCCAACCATAGTGAGGTCCACAGGTCGAACGGCTGATAACCGGCAAATCCTGGCATGTGGTGCAGGGGCGGGAAGGTCGGTCTTACTTCGACCCCGTGTCGTTCGCAGTGCTGGCGGAAGTCTTCGTAGGTTGCGAAGGGTAACTGAAAGACCGGCATCCACTCCGAGGTCGAAGACGACCTCGATGTAACACCCTTGAACCGCAGATTTTCCCGGTAAAACCGGGCGATAGCTCGCTTTCGTTCAAGGATGGTCGGTAAGTCTTCGAGCTGGGCACAGCCGATGGCCGCCTGAATCGCCGTCATCCGGGCGTTCGTCCCCGGTTCCAAATGCCGATAGCCACCGACCGTGCCTTGGTTGATGAACCGGCGAACGCGAGCGGCCACCCCATCATCGTTGGTCGCTACGCAACCGCCCTCGCCCCCGCTCGTCATAATTTTGTTGGCAAAAAAAGAAAAGGAGCTGGCGGCCCCGAATGTGCCAAGGAACTTCGTTCCTTGAGCACAAGCGAAAGCCTCGGCCGCATCCTCGACCAGCGGAACGCCCCTCTTTTGGCAAAGCCGCACCACCTCGCCCATGTCGGGGCCGTCCGCGTACAGCGTCGGAATCACCACACCGGCGACCAAGTAGCGACGAAGGGCATCATCGAGCTGGTTCAGGTCCGCCCGGAAACCCTCGTCGCAGTCGATGTAGAGCGGGGTAAACCCGGCCAGGATAAGCTGGGAAACGGTCGCCGCATACGTCGTCGTCGGAACCACCACATAGTTCGTGCTTCGCACCTGCTTCAAGGCAGGAGCAGCACAGTCAGCACCGAATACTACCTGATAGGCGGCGAACAGCGATAGTGTCCCATTGCATGTGGCGACAACGTGCTTGACGCCCAGGTACTGTGAAACCTTCTCCTCGAACCGGGGAACCCAGAACCCCCGGTAGCTCAGTTCGTTTCGCCGCAAACAGTCCAGCACATAAGCGGTCTGGTTCGTGGCCACGTACGGCCGGTACACGGGAATTGTTGGCACTGCCAGGGTGTCCGGAGGACCCGACCTCAAATCAGTCGACCGTTGACGTTCTCGTTGCAAGGGTGTTGGACCTCAACCGTTACGTCGCAGTAAACCCCATATCCTGCTTCCCTGCCGGACTTGCATAGTGCCGGGAAACACCCTTCGCCGAAGTCCAGTCGGTGTTCCCGCAAAATACTACCGTTCAGCAAAGCGCAGGACCCGATACTGTTCATGGAACGAAGGCAAGTGCTGGTTTTGACCAGCTTGTCCAGGTCTCCATTCCCCCATTTTTGCCCATCCGACCCTTCGAAGGCCCAGGTGTCGTAAAAGAGCTTTCGGCCGCCCTGGTGAAAGACCGGAACTGGAGCCACAGCAAAAATACTTTGTTCAGCCGACTCTTCCATGAACGGAAGTAAGAGCGAGATAGCCAGATTTGCTGGTGGAATCAGGTCGGATTCCATCCACAGAACATAGTCAGTTCCGCTATCCCGTGCGGCTTGCAGGGCCACATTCCCAACTGACGATAAGTTCTTAAACCGGGTTTCGCTCACCACGCTTGCGACTTCTGACCCCTTCACCTGCTTTTGGTACAAGGTGATGTCGGGAAAGATGGATTGCCAGTAACGCAGTTTCTTAAGTGTGGTGTCCGTGCTATTCCCTTCAACCAGGTGGAAAGTTAGGTCGAAGTGTTTACTGCCACCTTCCTGTCCAAGAATGCTGTTAAAAAACTTGTCTACCTGGTTAATTTGGCGGCCATGCCAAACTTCCGAATTCCGGAACATACTCGCGACGGCAATATTAACCATTCAATGCTCCGTCAGGGGAATTCGATGTCCACTCCGACCATATCCGCGATTTCCTTTAGCCGTCTCTTTTTCTCATCCAGCT